GGGAAAGATTACCCCGCTGAATGTCTTCTGCGAGTGCGGCTAGACCCAAGAAGTTTCCTTCAGTATCGAAGCCCGCCATGCGGTCAGACTCTAAGCCTGTGGTTGGATCGAGTGCGTTCCGCCTATCGCCCAATAGGTCAATCATACCATCGCCTTCGCGGACTACCTCGCCTTCCTTTAGTGGTTCGCCTGTGTTTGGATTGGTGAAGTTAAATTGTTCGGCTACCGCATCATCGCCTGATTCTTGAGCGACATTATTAATTTTTTGAAATTGCTCAGATACTTCTTTAAGTATCCCGGATTCACCTTTGGGTTTATAATCACCGTAGTTGAATTTACCATTGTCGGTGGTATATCCTTTAACACTTCGATAATATTTCTCACCTCCAACAGTTGCAGTTATTCCCCCGGTTAAAGTGTCAATTACTTGATACTTAGGTTCTGTGAAGTAGCCATATTCGGAACCACCGCTAATACTATCCCCCGTTTTAATTAAACCATTTACTTTCAGCAGTTGGTAGCGACCTGAAAAATCATCGGAATCTGATGAACCCGAAGACTTTACCACCTCAGCTCCGGGTATACCATACTTGCCTGTCTTAGGGTCTTTAACAACTTTTCGCTCTGTACCTAACAGCGTCTGCCTAAGGACATCGGTGTCGGTCTGTGCGGTTTGCTGGCGGATCGGGCCTTCGATACCAGCGATAATGTCGCCAAGGTTACCACCCTCGAATCCAGCATCTGCATACATACCAGCATATTCGCCTTGTCCGAGCAGTTGCTCCATTTGTGCCTTCATGGCGTCTGCCATTCCCTCGCCGTAGGTTGGTTGCACAGGATAGTTAATGTCAGGTGAGCTTCCCATAATTTATTTCCTCCGAATAATTCTCTTAAAATCGTACCAGCGAACAGGCTGGCTTTTTAGTTGTCGCATCCATCCGACAAGTGGGAGTGGATATGGTATGCGATTAATAAATTCTGCTACCCCGCAACCCACCGCCATATTGACATACCAGGCATCGGGGTTCTCTACATTCCATTGGTCTTGCGGGTGAACCTCGCTTTTCGAGTTTACCGCTTTGCCGAGTAGGAACGAGTCGGGGGTGATGAACACATAGCCGTTTGCACAATACGCCGCAATGTCGCGATTCATGTCGATACCGCATTGATCGTATAGTTCCTTCGCTTTTACGAGTATGCTCATGGGGCGGATGTTTTGTATGGATGGTTAGATGGTAGGTCTGCGGTGAGTCCCCACTTGTGTGCAAGGTAACCTTCGATCTTGCCGGAGTTGGCTTGTGTTACATCTTCAACGAATACAACCTCCCCCCAATCAGAGTCTGCGTTGTTCTGATAATCGTTAAGTCTTACTGACATAGCACCCATTGTGGACAAGCCTGATTGCGTTACATTGGTATTATAAGCGGTTCCGTTGAGAGCTAGAGTTGCGCGAGTATTTGGAATATCCATCTCAGCAGACAGCATAACCCATTGGTTCAATAGGTTGGTTGAGTTGCCTGTCATGTTTGTACCTGGATTCATGTACCAATCACCTGAGAAAACTCCTCCACCACTCATGTTAAACATGATCATCTGAAGCGTTGGATTGCTCTTAGTGAATGTTACAAGTGCATCGTGACTATCAGACGCTGTAACCTTGACCACAAAGAACCATTTATGAACTGCCGTTGAACTAAACCCTACACTTGTGTATGAAGTCGCATCTGAGTTATTGTCGAACCTAAGTATATTCTTGTTATTCTGTGCCGTATTTACGGCTGTAAGGGTACTACCACTTGCCGCGTTAAAGGTGTAATTATTGCCTGACTTATCTGCGATTGCTGTGACATTACCGCTAGACGAAGTAAAGGTCGTCTGATCATCCATATCGAGCCACAAACGAGTCGTAATCGATGATGGGTCCCAAGCGGCGTTTGTGGAACCGCTTATCGCGAGTTGCATCTCATCTGCATACGCCTCACCGATATCAAACATATCGTTTACGCCATTGTTATTAGTATCAGAACTTCCTTCAGCGGCTCTACCTACATGGTTTTGAGAAGCACTATGCCCGTAGGTTGCGGCATCCACGATTCCCACATACGCATCTGCATTAGCAACAGGAGTTAGGTCTGTGCCATATCCAATCTTTGTGATAACTACAGGAAACTGAGATGTGTTAGATACTCCATAGGAGTTACCAAGTACGCTTCTTACTGCGGCGATAAATGTATTCAGACCACTAACAGACGCACCGCTCTCTCCTTGCCACCAAATCATCCCTTTGAAATTCCACGAGTATCCAGCGTTAGTCAGCTTGGTAGTGGCATCGGATAGAGCAGAAAGTAATCCTCGATAGCAGTCACCCTCGTTTGTGCCTGTGGCGGTGGTATCCCAATCGGAAAGAGATGTGCCAGCGTTAAGGGTGGATGCACCAACTGCGTATTTAAGAATACCTATTGGCTGAGTGGTAAGATTGATTGCATTTGCCCGACTAACGAAACCAAGCTCAGGACCGAAGTTAGGTGAGTTGACTAAGTTATTACTGTCCCCTCTCGTACTACCAGCTACCAGCGATGTCGCCCAGTTGGAGTAGTTCTGCGTAGTCTCTGCGTTTTGGGTGTTGTCATGCCAAGAGGTATAGAACAGACCGTCTTGTGTAGATTGTGCAGATGTTAGATCAGATACATCAGCGTGACCATGTGCGTTCGACTGACCCGCTAATATGAAAAGATCAATTGTTTGGTTGGTGATTACCGAGTTATCAAAAGTGCGATACCATACACCGTTGTAAAAGTAGGACATCGTGGGCGTTCCGCCAATTGTTCCATCTGTTACTAAAGCATTTGTTCCGGCAGTCGCGGCAAGCGGTAGGTTAGCTTTGGTATAGGTATTAATTGATACCCCATCGGCTCCATCCGCACCCGCTGGGCCTGTCGCCCCCGTTGGTCCTTGGAATTGTGCAAGGTCATTCCACGCGGTTACGCCGTCACCGATCTTTAGAATCTGATTGGTGGTATCGAAACCTGGCTCGCCTTCGGCAAGTATAATTGGGTTCGGACTCGTGACTGACCAATTCGCCGCAGTATCGCGCCGTAGGAATATGCGTCTAATACTCATAGAGATGCACTACCTCCGTTTATTGAATCTGCCTCGACATGAACGAGGGATGCACGGCCACCATCAACGATGCCTGTGGCGGAGTTCTCCAAGTCTGTTATCCTAGTATCATCCACTTCCACGGTTGGCTGGGCAACATCGTTGAGCATCTTAGCGGTTAACTCCATGCCTGTCTTAAACACAAAATTAGGTGTAACTGTAGCGGTGATGGGCATTACTCGTAACTCCTTCTCGCGTTGGCTCCGCCTTCGTTCGCCTCGACCGCGACATGGCGAAAGCTCGGTCTGCCCTCGGTCACCTCTACCTCAACATTACACGCATAACCACGAACCCGTCCGCTCCCAAAGCGAATGAGTTTGTCCTCGGTTCCGCCTGTGTAGTTTTCCGTATGCACCACATTGGATCGGTCGGGGTCAATCGTGTTCATCGTGATCGTAAACTGATCTCCGCTTTCCACATGACATCCTAATTGGCCACGCTTCCACTTCTTGATGTCTAGGTTGCCAAGTCCATAGGATCGAGTCCTTAGTTTAGCGTTGATTGGTGTGGATGTGGTAACCTCGTTACCCACGGTCCCTGTAATATCAGATTCCGATTCCTCGATTAAGTGCCACCCTTTTTTGTTTACCGCAAGTAAACGGCGGGTGTTAGGAGCTTCTCCGTAATTAAAGCTGAAAAACTCGTTATTCTCGGTAACAAGAAAGTCCTCTTCTTCGGTTCTTAAAGTGCCTGAGTATGGAATATCAACTTTGTGCAGTACGGTGACAAAGTCCTCGATAAAGAATCCATCAGGGAAACTATCCACGCTTGTCCATGCATTCTGAATAATATCGAAAACGAATAAGCGGTTATTACCCTCAGATGCAGTCCATGATCCACCCGCCAATTCGCAATCCTTGCGGGTATTGTTACCAGCGATTGAGCAGACACCCGTGGGGCAAGCGAGATAATACTTATTATCAAAAACGATACCTACCGCTTGATCGACTACCCCGTAATTCACATCATCGAATTGATCCTGGATGGTACGAGTAAGTGGTAACGCTTCGGCACTTACTTTGCTGATGGGAATACCTAATCCTTTACCCGAATCTATGCCTTGTTGAATCGTAAATACACCAGCATCGCTAAGGAAATACATCTGTGGACCACTCGCGGCTACACTCTTACGAGCTACGCATCCCATCTGACGGGTCACTTCCGTGACCACCGATGCCGTAGTATCCGCTAGGTTTGTGATCATGTGGATCGAGTTGCGGAAAAATACGAGCAATTGGTTTTCTTGGTAAGGCATGAACGCCATAACTCCGCGATCCGCAGTTCCGCGATTAATACGAAACTGCGATTCTGCGGCATAGAAATTATCCGTGTCTAAAACATCGGAAGCGATCACGGTGTAGTTGGAGTCGCTTTTCTGTGGTACGATCAAACGATTAGCTAAGTAAACGCCAAACTCCGCCTGTGGGCATTCTATTCTGCCAGCGGTTGGACTGAGGTTCTCCTTCACCACAAATGCGGTAGGAGTCGTATAGTCGCCATCCCACTCAAGCGGTTTCTTGTTTTCTCCACGGAAGATGATTAAGCGTTCAAGCGATTGCAGAATGGTTGGTTTATCTGATTCTGTTACTTGCTCGCCTACAGGGTAAGCTATATCGATTCCCTCGTGTGTGCTATCGTTCCAAAGAATAAGTTTATCCTTGGTAGCAATCGCTAAAAACTCGATGCCTGTGGCGGGATCGCTAAATAATCCAGCGGCGAAGATTTGATCGGTTGAGGAAT